ACGGCCTAACTTACAGGTGCTTCGCAAGAGACCCTTGGAATACCCACGGACTACAGTCAGACCATAACAACTACATCTTTATACTTAAGGACTTAGACGTATGATCGACTACGACAATATCCTTACGGTGTTATCGACCATAGCGAGAGAGCCAACGTACACACCAGCCCTCTCAGTAGACCCCGGTAGTGGGCTTAAGAATGTCTTGAGGGCATACCCTGATGACCAAGCTAAGCCTAACTACCCATATATGGTGGTAGATATCCCCCATATTGAAGAAGAGGGTGGCTGGGAAGTAGACAGCTATGTGGCTGACGATGACTTCAGTGTTGTCCATGCCACTAACTTCACCCTACTAATAACCTTCACTATCTACGGAGAGGGGGCCAAGACCATGGCCAGCACTCTCAACGGGTACTTCAGGTATGGCAGGGTGATGGACGATATAAGAGTTAACACAGATGGGGGCAGGATAAAGGAGACCTTCATGGTCAACCTACCTAACCCTAGCCTAGCAACTAAGTTTGTAGAGGCATCCCAAGTAAATCTAATGTTATCAGTAACTGATAGCTCTACTGATGAGCAGGCAGGTGTTATTAACATTGCCACGGTAGAAGGTGAGTTGTTCTCCTCAGAGGAAGACACTACCCCCATTGAGATTGACATCACCGTACCAACCCCCTAACCGGCTCGTAGAGCTAATTAATCACCCAAGAGGAATCCACTAGATGGCCTATCAAGACAATATCGTAAATGTCTCCATCTCGCTTGACACCACTGCTGTAACCGTTGCGGGGTTTGGTACACCAATCTTCGCTTCTGAGCATCGCTGGTTCACTGAGCGAGTGCAAGCATTTACATCAATCACAGAAGTAGCGGCAGTTGCTCCAACAGACTCTAATGAGTATGCAGCAGCTGTAGGCTTCTTTAACTCAAGTGTATCACCCTCCATCATAAAGATTGGTAGGCGTACAGTAGACTTGATCACATTCACCCCCACAGGAGACCCTTCAGTAGCTGGCACCGTGTACACCTTATCGGTAACTGGTACTGATGATGTCACAGTTGAGGGTACTTACACAACCCTACTAGCTGATACAGCAGACGAAGTTACAGCAGGCTTGGCAGCAGACCTCACAGGTAATGTAACTGGTGTTGATGTACTTGACCTTACAGGAACTCTGTCTGTTGATGCAACAGTCCCCTCAGTGGACAACTATTCAGTTAGTGACATTGATGGCTTATCCTACGCATACACCACTACAGAGACTGCAGCCGACATGGTTACAGCCATCTCTGAAGAGGATAATGATTGGTACTTTATGACATCTAATGATCATACTGATGCCTTCGTTAACACCCTAGTCACTGGCATGGCCCCTACCATTGAAGCCCTAGAGAAGCTCTACTTCCTGTCCGTACAGGACACTGAGACACTAGCCTCTTGGTCTGGTGTAGCCGCTACTGATGATGTAGCTGGACAATTGACTGAAGATGTACGTACACGCTCAACTGCATTGTTCCACCAAGATGCTGACACAGTATTTGCTGAATGCTACTTCATCTCTGAGTTTGCTACCAAGAACCCCGGTGAAGAGGTCTGGACTAACAAGGCTATCGGCCTGAGTGCATCTCAAGACCCTGACACTGGTAACGTCTTAACAGCCACTCAGCGCGGTAACCTAGCTGATCGTAACTGTAACTTCATCCAGAATCAAGGCGGTGTTGCTATCGTCCGTACTGGCCGTACAGCTGGTGGTGAGCGTATAGGTGTTATGAGGTTCCGTGACTTTCTAGCAGCCCGTATCACTGAGGCATTCCAGTTACTGCAGATCAATGAGGACAAGATCCCTTACACTGACGGCGGTATCAACCAGTACCGTAGCACATTAGAGAGCGTCTTGTCATCTTATGTAACTACTGCACAACAGCCTAAAGGCCTACAAGAAGCACCAGCCTACACAACTACATTCCCCAAGCGAGCTGATGTCTCTGCTTCTGATGTACTTGCTGGCTTACTTACTTGCTCCTTTGAGGCGTTCCTATCAGGTGCCATCACAGAGAGTATCGTGCAGGGTTCACTAACAATTGAAGGTTTAAGCTAAGGAGCTGATACATGGCATATACATATAATCCCAGAAAGGTTGTGGCCTCTTGGTCTGGTGTGAGGCTCAAGGGCTTTGCTAAGGACTCATTCATTACTATCGAACGTACCTCCGACCTTATTGTGCCGGGTGATGTAGGTGGTGACGGTGACCCAGAGATCAGCTTAAGCCCTGACCGTACTGGTACCCTCTCTATGGACTTCCAACAGGGGAGTGACACTAGCCGTCAGTTAGGAGCTGCAGTAGCAGAGTCTGACGCTGGTAACCCTGTCATTGGTGACATCACTATCATTGATGAATCAGGTAGTATCTTCGCCCAATGTAAGGGTTGTCTCCTAATGAAGGCTGCAACTATCACACAAGGCACAGAGCTTAACAGCCGAGTATGGGAGTGGTGGTGTGAAGAGATCATTATGACTGGTACCCCAGCAGGGTTAGACGAGGATGTGGCTACATTCGCATCATTCGCTGGTAGCTTAATCGCATAAGGATTGACAAATGGCTCACTATTTATATAACCCAGCTAAGGTACAAGTATCTTGGTGGAATGGGGGAAATGCAACACGCCTCACTGGGTTCTCTAGTGGGTCGTTTGTCACGGTGGACATAGCTTCACCGGAAGTTATTGTACGGAAGGGGATAGACGGGGGCAACTCTGTCCTCCCCAAGTTCGACTCATCAGGTACTGTAACCTTGAGCTTCCAGCAGGGTAGCCTTGGTAATGTGTGGCTCCAAGAGATAGTAGCCCACCAAGAGCAGAACCCCGGAGAGATCTCCCAAGGGAGCATTACTATAGATGATGCATCAGGGACATTCAACCTTAAGATAAACGATGTAATCATACAGAGTCAACCAAATGTTTCCTTTGGCAAGTTAGCCTCTGAGGGGACAAGGGAGTGGGTACTCTACTCCAACAGAATATCATATAACAGGCACATACAGTTGCCACAGACTTCACAATCTACGGTGAGGCAGTTGTTAACCTCACTGACTGCACTACCTTAACGATCCTCGGAGGGATTAACTATGAGTACAGGATTTGGTGCTATTGCAGCACAAGCAGAGGCCAAGAGCGGCACTGTCAGTAAGACCATTAATGGCAAAGCGTTTACCATCAACCGTATGTCAGGCCTGCCGGGGTATATGCTCGGCTTTAAGCTAATGAGACAACTACTCCCAGCGATAGGTAGTGTCGGGGATGGTGTACAGAACTTTGAAGATATCTTCCCAGAGGATAGGTCTGTATTCACACAGATCAGTGTGCTCCTTAGTAGCGGCCTAGGGAATATAGACATAGAGGAAGTAATCAGGTTACTGCTGGGTGGAGCTACCCTAGATGGCGTAGCAATTAACCTAGACGACCCAGACTTCCTCCGTGGAGATGTAGCCTCAGTGGCCTTCCTATTGGAGTGGGCATTGGAGGTGAACTATAAAGATTTTTTTATCGTGTATATCATGGAGAGGGTTACAGGCATCCCCGCTGTGATACAAAATCTGATGCCACGGCGCACAACGTCAGAAGAGTCATCAGAGACATAGAGAGAACATCCACTCTCAACGATGATGAATCTGGTGCCAAGTGGTTCTTCTATAACATAGTGAAGAGTAAGAACTGTCCCCCAGCATGTACCAACCCACAGATGCTTATGTGGGAGTGGAGCCTTCCTGAGGTATTGGAGCTAGACGAGATGATCACTATGTGGGATGCAGTGGAAGAAGCAGTACACAAAGATAACGAAGCTAAAGAGAAGAGGGGATAGATAGATGGCTGACGAGTTCGGTAATTGGACGGTAGGGGTAGACTGGGACTTAACTGGATTCAACAAGTCAGCTGCCCATGTAGAGAAAGTCTTAAGGAAGCTAGCAACTATCCAAGGGAGGGCTACCCCAGCATCTCTCGGAGGCACCTCCGCTGCTGCCGCAGGAGCCGTCAGTAAGGCCCAGAACAGAGAGCTTAGGTTATTCAAAGAGAACACTAGGCTGATCAAAGTGAGGGATGATGCCCAAAAGCTAGGCATAGAGACTGGACGGAAAGCAGCAAGTAATAACTTAGCTTCCATGCAGAAGCAAAATGCGGAGCTCACTAGACTCATAAACAAGCGTAGGTCTCTTAATGCGGCAACTGCCGATAAGGGCCGTGCAGCTAGTGCGGAAAAGGCAAAGGTAGAGGCGGCTCTGGCACAGTCCTCTAGGGAGCGTGTTGCTAGTGAGCGTGTCGCAGCAAGGCTTGCTGCAAAGGAGCTTGCTACCAAGAGAGCTCTGGCCCGTACTGCTAAGGCCACTGCTGCAGAGGGTGAGGCTTGGTTGCTCCGAAAGCAAAGGCTAGACTTCGAGATATTCTCCATAGAGAGTAAGATATCTAGCAAGGTCAAAGAGACCCATAGGGAGTACGCCACACTAGTAGCCCAAGCCAGACAGCTAAGGGCTGCATCATTACAGGCTAAGGATGCTAAAGGCTTACGGGCTTACCGTGAGCAGATGTTTGCGCTAAAGACATCAGTTACAGCCACCACCAATGAGATAGCCAGACAGAATAGGGCTATGAACAGCCAGAAGTTTGCTGCCAATAGCCTCACATCATCTATGCATAACTTGGCTCGTAGCTACATTTCTGTCTTCGCAGCCATCGAGGGGGGCAGGGCTTTCTTCAGGACAGCTGTAGAGTTGGATTCCATTAAGGCATCGTTAATCGCTGTGTCCGCTGATGCAGACCAAGCAGCGGCTGACTTCGAGTTTCTCAAGTCAACC